GTATTACATGCCGATATATGAATACAAATGCGTTAAATGCCAGATAAGCATGGAGTTAGAGAAATCAATCCACGAAGAAGCAGATCCAATCTGTTGCAATGAGTCAATGCGCCGCGTTTATGGCACGTTTGGCATAACCTTTAAGGGAACAGGTTGGGGACATCAATGAAACGAAACACCGCTTTGACCTGCACTTATACAAATGAATTTGACAGCGATGGTACGCTATCGACGCAGAGCCCATCAAGGGCTCACCGCGACCCGCTGAGGCGGGTAGGTCGCGGGGTGCTAGTAGCTATTGGGATATCTATGTTCTCACCCGCTAATGCGGTAGCACCTGATGAGTTCAAACAATATGTTTCAGCAAAAGAATATGCAGCTCATCTACTACAAGACAAAGAACAATACAAATGCCTAGCATCCTTATATGGTAAAGAGTCAGCATGGAATGAGAATGCGCAGTCAGGCAGTCATTATGGAATACCACAAGGACGATCTATCTATCTAAAAACTGCTGATAAGTATGAGCAAGTGCGATGGGGATTAGGCTATATCGAGGTACGCTATGGCACACCATGTAAAGCATGGGAGTTCTTTAAAAGGAATAACTATCATTAAGAAGTCAGCATTAAGAGATGATGGTAGTACTGCGCTATGGCGTAGGATCAGACAACGAGTACTAACAAGAGATCAACATACTTGTCAGCGTTGTGGATTAGAAGCTACTCATGTCGATCACATCATACCTAGACGACTAGGAGGAGATGATGGCATGGATAATCTGCAAGCGTTATGCAAGCAATGCAATCTAAGCAAGGGTGGGGGCTTTTTTGAGAGCGTTAGGACACCCATGACCCCCCTTGGATCTTTTGCCCCCAAAAACGGCTCAATAAGCCACTATCAGGAAGACTCCGACTAGATATGACTCAAAACCCTCAAACAGGCTTAGAACAGCCTCCTACGGCTTACCTAGGGGCGACAGAACCGCGTATTAGGTCAAAACCGGTCGATTTACCCTCTCGCGGACAGGAAATGATCGACTTTGTGGAGACTTTGGTCGATCCTGTCACCGGTGAGCACTTCAAACTGCTCCCATGGCAAAAACTTCTGGCTATTGAAATGCACAGAGTCAAGCCTGATGGACGCTGGTATCACAACGAAATAGGCGTGATTATTGCCCGTCAAAATGGCAAATCTACCTTCATGCAGCTTCGAATCTTGGCTGGAATGTTCCTTTGGGGTGAGCGTTTGCAGATCCACACAGCTCACAAACTGACAACTTCATCTGAAATCTTTTGGAAGATCGATGAAATCATCCAAGCCAATGAACAACTTGTGACTCGGTTTGTAAAGAAGTACGAAACTAAGGGTAGCCAAGAGATCAAACTCAATGATGGCACTCGATACTTGGTAAGAGCGAACAACTCAGCAGCGCGTGGTATTGCAGCGCCGGACGTAATTCATCTTGATGAGGTTCGCGAATACAAAGACGACGAAGTATGGGCATCGCTTCGCTTTACTCAGATGGCTTCGAAAAATCCCATGGCAATTTGCTATTCGAACGCGGGAGACCAGCACTCAGTTATTCTCAATCGCCTAAGAGAGCGCGGACTGGCTGCAGCTGCAGGTTCAGATGATCCAATCGGCTGGTTCGAATGGTCTGCTGAGCCAGGATGTGCAATCGATGATATGCAGGGATGGCAACAAGCCAATCCAAGCCTTGGACATACGATTCACATCGACAATCTCAAATCTGCAATGTCAGATGATGAGTCTATTATTCGCACAGAACTTTTATGCCAATGGGTGAGTCAGATCAATCCAGCCATCAATCCGTCAAGTTGGACAGAGTGCGCGTTCGAGGGTACGCTCGCTTTGGATCGGGAGCAACCAACTTGGATGGCTATTGATCTATCACCGGACAGGAAAGCAGCTGCACTTATGGCAGCACAGAGGCTTGATGGGGACAAGTTCTGTGTTGTGTTATTGGAGACGTACTCGAATCCAGTAAACATTGACGATAAAGACCTGGCTAACAGCATCGCAGTATGGGCGCGTAAGTACTCAGTCGAAACTGTTGCCTATTCTCGTCAAACCGCAGGTGCAGTTGCTTCCCGTCTCATTCCAGCAGGTATTCCAACGACTCCAATCGATGGCGCTATCTATGGTCAAGCCTGTGATGAAATGTTGTCGGCAATTACCTCCCAGCGACTAGTTCATGGCAACCAAGTCGAATTGAACAAGCAAGTTCTATCGGCTGTTAAGTTGCCTTTCAAAGATGGAGGCTGGTATCTAGGACGCAAAGCATCAGCAGCTACAATTTGTGCAACTGTGGGCATGGCAATGGTCAGTCACTTTGCGACACGACCCGACACAGAAGTGGATATCGTGTTGGGTTGATTATGCTATAATTTTGTGCTAATGGCACTCAAAGATTTGTTCGCTAAGGCTCCTCAACCTGCTATGACAGTTGATGCAGCTGCGACTCCAGTTCCTTACAACCTTTCAACAGCAAGCAATCTATTTGGCACTTTGGGATCTGCTTCACGCCAACAGGCAATGGCAATCCCAACAATCGCAAGAGCGCGTAACATTTTATGCAGCCTTGCTACTTTGCCACTAGAGCAATACATTAAAAGTACCGGCGGACACGTCGAACCCAATCGCGTAATTAATCAACCTGATTCACGCGTTCCCGGTTCTGCTATTTATGCTTTCATCGCAGAAGATTTGCTATTCCATGGCGTGGCGTATGGACAAGTAATGTCTATGTATGCAGATGGACGAATTCAAGAATGGACACGCGTTGCACCAGAGCGCGTAACTGAAACACTTAACAGTGCATCGACTGAAATCGTTGGATTCCGAGTTGATGGTTACGATGTACCAACAATGGGCGTTGGCTCACTAGTTGTGTTTAATGGTTTAGATGAAGGATTCTTATCTCGCGCAGGTCGAACAATTAGAGCTGCGATTGCTTTGGAAAACGCATCAGAAGCATTTGCTAAAGAACCTGTACCAATGATGGTTCTAAAGTCAAACGGCACAAATCTTACTAGCGAGCGTATTGGCAAATTGCTTGAAGCCTGGCGCGTAGCCCGCAGCACTCGGAGCACAGCATTTCTAAATGCCGATGTCGAATTGCAGGCTATGGGAATTGATCCAAACAAACTGCAACTAAACGAAGCACGTCAGTACGTAGCGCTCGAACTATGCCGCGCTATTGGCTTACCTGCTTACTTTGCAAGCGCTGAAACAACCTCAATGACGTATTCAAACGCTACGGCGGAACGTCGTTCTCTTATTGATTTTGGTGGACGTAATTTGCTTATCGCAATCGAACAGCGTCTATCAATGCCGGATTTTGTCGGACAAGGCAATGAAATCCGTTACTCGCTAGACGAATACCTGCGCGGTAATCCTTTGGAGCGCGCTCAGGTTTATGAAATCCTGAATCGAATTGGCGCAATGAGCGTTCCTGAGATTCGCGAAGAAGAGGATCTAATCGACACATGAAAATAACAATGCCGGTAACAATTACTGCATCTGATGCTGAAACACGCATTATTGCAGGACGAATTGTGCAATGGGATGCAGAAGGTAATACATCTGCTGGTCGCACAAAGTTTCTACCGAACTCAATCGAGTTTGGCAAGAACACAAAATTGGTTTTAGAACACAACCGCACAAAGCCTCTTGGCAAGTTGGTCGAATGGTCACAGGATGAGTCAGGTATTACTGCATCATTTAAGATCGCAAAGACAACTGCTGGAAATGATGCTTTGGAAGAAGCTGCAACTGGACTTCGTTCAGATTTTAGCGTTGGCGTAGAAGTAGATGCGTGGGATAACAAGGATGGCGTTATGGCTATTAGCGCATCGAAATTAATTGAAGTTTCACTTGTAACTGATGGAGCAATCCCAGGAGCAGAAGTGGAAAAGGTTGCAGCAACCGAAGCACCTGGACAAGCTGCAAGCGAATCAACCCCGGAACCTCAGATCGAGGAACCTAAGACAGAAGGAGAAGACCTAGTGTCAGAAACCGTTTCAGAGGCAGTATCAACCGAAGCGGTTGAAGCTGCTAAGGCAGAAGTCAAAGCGACTTCATATCCACTAAATTCACAGAAGGTTCGTAACCCAATCGTGGACAAGGCTTCATACTTGGAGCACTCAGTTCGCGCATCATTGGGCAACGAAGATTCCAAGATGTACGTTGCAGCTGCAGCGGACACAACAGACAATGCTGGTCTAGTACCAACACGTCAATTAACAGAAGTTATCAACGGCATCTCAAATGCAGATCGTCCAATCATTGATTCAATCTCACGCGGAGCACTACCTGATGCAGGTATGACTTTCGAGATTCCTAAGATCACAGTTGCTCCAACAGTTGCAGTAGCATCTGAGGGCGGAACACCATCAAACACAACGATGAACAGCGCGTTCGTTTCAGTAAATGTTCAGAAGTTCATTGGCCAACAGACATTTTCTCTAGAGCTTCTCGATAGAAGTTCTCCAGCATTCTTTGCTGAGTTGGTTCGTCAAATGGAGTTTGCATACGCAAAGGCAACAGATGTTGCAGTTGGTACAGCTCTAATCGCAGGTGGAACAGATGGCGGAAACCGCGCAGCACTTACTACAGGTGCTTTGGTTGCTGACTTTGTTTCAGACGCAGCTGTTTCTATCTACAAGGGAACACTCGGATTTGCACAGAACGTAATCGTTTCTCCAGAACAATGGGGAGCATTAATGGGCTTGGTCGATTCTTCAAATCGTCCAATCTTCCAGCAGACAATCAACCCACAGAACGCCGGTGGAACATTGACTGCAACAGCGATTCGCGGAAACCTACTAGGTCTTAACCTACGCGTTTCAACTGCACTAACAGATGGTTCAGGACTTGGCGACAACACAGTTATCGTCGTGAACCCAGATGCGTACACATGGTACGAATCAGCACGTCTATCACTACAGACAAACGTGATCTCAACAGGTCAGGTTCAGGTCGGATACTACGGTTACGGCGCAATCGCGACAAAGCTTGGCGCAGGCGCTTACCGATTCATGGTTGCATAAGTAACCAATACTTAATCATGGGGGGGCGGTTGCTCCCGATCGCTCCCCCAGCAGTTTAGAGAGGATGAAATGCCAAGTATTATCACAGCGTCAGAACTGAGAACGGTGCTTGGTGTTTCGTCTGCTCTTTATTCAGATGCATATCTGAACGACATAATCGATACATCTGAGGCAGTTATTTTGCCTTTACTTACAACATTTGCATCACCAATCGCAAAGGTTTCGCTGACTAACAATGTCGCAACCTTTGAGACAGTAGGCATCCATGAGTTCACCGAAGGACAATCAGTCGTCATCGCTGGATGCGGAACACCATTTAACGGCACTCGAACAGTCAATGATGATGTCGATGCATACACATTTACAGCAAACATCACTAATGCCGATGTTGATGAACGAAATGTTATTCCTAGCGGATCCGCAACACTTACAGGCGCTGCAACGTATGTTGGAGTCGCAGCGGTCGAATCTGCAATCATCGTAGTTTCAGTTGAAGTATTCCAATCTCGTACTGCTCCAGGCGGACAGATTGAAGGCGTAGATTTTGCTCCGTCTCCTTATCGTATGGGGCGCAGCTTGTTTAATCGTGTTGTAGGTCTTCTAGGACCTTACATCGATGTTGAGACGATGGCACAATAATGCCAAGCACAATCCTTTCAGCGGTTCGTACTCCTCTTGCTACAGCTCTTGCTGGCGTATCTGCAAACGTATTTAGTTACGTTCCAGAGTCGGTTCCCGTTCCTGCTGTCGTAGTCGTTCCGGATTCTCCATACATGGAGTTTGAGACTATTGGCAAGAGCACCTTTCGATGCAAACTTAATTACACAATAACCTGCTGCGTTGCTTACAACAGCAACCCTGCATCGCTTGATAACATCGAGCAACTAATCACAAGTGTTGTGGCGGTTATACCTGCTGGATATGAAGTCCAAGTAGTAGATCGACCAACAGTCACACAAGTAGGCGCTAGCAACTTGCTGGTCGCAGATATACGCGTGTCCACTCGGTACACGCAGACACCATAAGGAGAACCAATAATGCCAACAACAGTCATTACGGGTCGCGACCTAGTCCTGACAATCGCAACGGTTAATTACGATGCACAGACAACTAGCGTCACACTCACAAATGATCCAACTATCGACGTATATCAGACACTCGATGGCAAGGCTTACAAGCACGTCGATGATCAATGGACTTTGGACATTGAATTATTAGCAGACTGGGGCGTTGCTTCATCACTATTCGAAGCGATGTGGACTGCAGCTGATACAAATCCAAACACAACTTTGGCAGTTTCATTAACTGCAACAACAGGCGCAGTATTTACTTGCAACGTATTGCCTGTATTTCCAACAGTTGGAGGCACAGCACCAGGAGCACAGACAGATACTTGGAGCCTTACAGTAGTTGGAACACCAGCAGACACATTCAGTTAAAATCTAACAACGGGAGCAAAGATGCAAAAAGCAATCACAATTTCATATTCAACTGGCGACCAAGTAACTCTTATTGCTTATCCGCCAGATTTCGCAAAGTGGGAAAAGGCTGAAAAGAAATCTATTTCAGAGTTTGCCGGTATGTGGGATATCTTGTTTGTTGCTCACTCAGCTTATAAGCGAGAAGCAGCAGGCAAGCCCACTAAACCGCTAGACCTCTGGATGGAAAGTGTTATCGATGTCTCTGTTGGCGATGATAACCCAAAAGCCATAAGCGAGGAAGCGTAAGCCGACTCCTTGTAGAATTAGCGATTGCAACGCGGATTCCCATGAGTGAATGGGTTGATGCAAGCGACATATTAACTGCAATAGAAGTCTTGGAGGAGCGCAATGGCAAGTGAAGCGATCTCCTATGACAAGAAAGAATTAAGACGTGTTATTGGCGCTTTCAAGGCTATGGATGATGAAGCAGTCATCCAAGCCAAGAAGGAGTCATCTGCTTTAGCAGAGTTTGCAGCTAGCAAGATCAAACAAACCGCTGCAACTCGTACAGTTTCTGGCACAGCTGCTCGGCGTATTGCTGACGGCGTTGTGATCAGTAAGAGTTCAAAGGTGGGTGAGTTCAGTTATGGATTTGCTCGTCAAAAGTTTTCAGGTGGCGGTAGCACCTTGGATCTGCTTTACGGCATGGAGTTTGGTTCCAATCGTTTCAAGCAGTTCCCAAGTAGAACACCAAGTAAGGGACGAGGTAACTCAGGTTATTTCATCTACTCAACTTTACGACAGATTCAACCAGAATTAGTCCAGAAGTGGGAAGAAGCATTTAACAAGATATTGAAGGAGTGGGATAAATAATGGCTGGTAATAGAACACTCAAACTCTCGATTCTTGCTGATGTTGATAATCTAAAAAAGAACCTGGACTCCGGCTCTAAAGAAGTCCAAACCTTTGGCGATAAACTCACAGGCTTTGGCAAAGTGGCTGGAGCAGCCTTCCTTGCTGCTGGAGTCGCAGCTGCTGCTTATGCTGGCAAATTAGCCATCGATGGCGTCAAAGCGGCTATTGAAGACGAGGCTGCACAGTTACGCCTAGCAACCTCCTTAAAGAACGTCACAGGGGCTACAGAGGCTCAGATAAAGGCAACTGAGGATTACATCCTTAAGACGTCATTAGCAACAGGCGTTACAGATGATGAGTTACGTCCTAGCCTTGATCGCTTGGTGCGTTCAACTGGGGATGTTCAAAAAGCTCAAGAATTACAGACCCTTGCACTCAATGTTGCAGCCGGCACAGGTAAGAGTTTGGCTCAGGTCTCAGAGGCGTTAGCCAAGGCAAATGATGGAAACTTTACAGCCCTGAAAAGATTGGGCGGTGGCATCGATGAGAACATCATCAAGTCAAAAGACTTTGATGCAGCCACTAAGACACTAGCTGCAACCTTTAGGGATCAGGCATCAATCCAAGCTGATACTTTCCAAGGCAAGATGGCACGACTCAAAGTCGCATTTGATGAAGGCAAGGAAACTGTTGGCGGTTACATCCTTACAGCGATCACGCCTATGGTTGAAACTATTGTCAATAAAGTCATCCCAGCAATATCAGATTTTTCAGATGGCATTGGTTCTAAACTTGGTCCGGTATTTACAACATTCTTTGAAGCAGTCAAGTCAATTGCTATTCCGATCTTTGAAGGTTTGAGAGATGTCTTTGTTAAAGTCAGAAATGCGATCGATTCAAACTCAGAAGGTTACTCAGGATTGCTTAAGTTCTTCAAAGCAGTCTATGACTTTACAGTTAAGTATCTTGCACCAGTCTTAGGCACCACACTTAAGTTTGCATTAGAAGCCATTGGTACAGTTCTTGCAGGTTTGATTTCAGCCTTTGGTAAGTTCTTAAGCATTGTTACAGCGGTCTTTAATAAGATCATCGATATTGTGAATCTGATAAAGAACAATCCACTTATCCAGGGTATTGGTAATCTCATTGGCGGATCATCAACCTCAGCCATCCCTTCTGCGCCGTCGGCGTCAGTCAAGTCAGGCTCAGCAACAGTCAATAACATCACAGTCAATGGCGCAATCGATTCTGAGGGCACAGCCCGAGCAATTATCAATGCACTCAATCAGTCAATGTATAGAGGTACTGGTGGGGCTGGAGCCTTAGTCTGATGAGTCAATTTACTCCAGAATGGCTAATTAAAATCAATGGCTCAACAGTCACGGATTACACGTTATCTAACCTGAGCATTACTTCTGGGCGTACCGACATATTTAGCCAACCTCAGGCAGGGTATGCAAACATTCAGCTGCTCAACCTTGATAATAGTAATGTTCTAACTTTTGATGTTAATAAACAGCTGACGATTGAAATCAAAAACTCTGCCGGTACTTTCATTCCTATCTTTGGCGGATGGATTAGCGATACCTCAACCTTTGTCCAAAACGCTGGGTCTGTTGGTTTAACAACAGTTATTAACATTACTGCTCTTGGTGCATTGTCTAGACTTCAAAGAATTGATACTTTGGGAGTATTGCCTAAGGAGTTCGAAGGCGATCAGATCCTTCAATTACTTCAAGAAAACTTGGCTGGTGCTTGGACAGATGTATCACCTGCTCAGACTTGGGCTGCTTATGATCCGACAACTACTTGGGCAAATGCTGAGAATCAAGGCGTGGGAGATGTAGATACTCCAGGAGCCTACGAGATGAGGTCTCGTTCATCCAGCCTTGCAAATCTTTATGCGCTTATCTCAACTATTGCTGATTCTGCTTTGGGTTACATCTTCGAAGACTCAAACGGCAACATCGGCTATGCAGATACTTTCCATAGATCCACTTACTTAGCTGCTAACGGCTATGTCAATCTAGATGCTAATCATGCGCTTTGGTCTGGCATTAAAAGTTCGAAGGCTATCGGTGACGTCAGAAATAAACTTGTAACTAATTATGGTGCATCCGGCTCATCTGTTTATACATCTGAGAATCTAACTTCTCAGGCTACTTATGGAGTCTATGAAACAACTGCCACAAGTTTGCTTCACAATACAGCTGACGTTGAGGATGTGGCAGATCGTTATATTGCTATGCGAGCGACGCCATACGACAAGTTTGAAACAATAACCTTTGCCCTAGGCAACAGCGAGATCGATGACTCAGACCGAGACAACCTCTTGGGTGTCTTTATGGGTATGCCGATTCAAATCGATAATCTTCCAGATGACATCGCTGGAGGAGTTTTCACAGGATTTGTAGAGGGCTGGACTTTCCAGGCTTCTTACAACGGGCTTAGCGTGGCAATCAATGCCTCACCAGTAGCCTTCAATACACCAACCACAAGGTGGCAGGACGTATCTGCCTCCGAAAGTTGGAGCACAATTTCAGGTACACTTACATGGATCAATGCAATAGGAGCGGTGGCATAAATGGCAACAACAACAACTAACTTTGGTTGGGACATCCCACAATCAACAGACCTTGTTAAAGATGGAGCAACGGCTATCGCGACCCTTGGTCAAGATATCGACACAGCCTTGCTTGATCTTAAGGGTGGCACAACTGGTCAGGTATTAAGCAAGGCATCGAACACAGACCTTGATTACACATGGATTGCTCAGGATGACGTGACTCTTACGATCAACCCACAAACAGGCACTACTTACACGTTTGCAGCTGTAGATGCTAACAACAGCCTGGTAACTGCTTCTAATGCTTCTGCACAGACTTACACACTTCCGACAAACGCATCAGTATCTATCGCTGTTGGCTCACAGATCAACATCATTCAGATCGGTGCTGGTCAGGTAACCATCGTTGGTGCAGGTGGCGTTACAGTTGCCTCAACCGGCGCGACTAGCGCTTCTCCTAAATTGCGCGTTGCTTTCTCAGCAGCTACAGCAATCAAGGTCGGCACAGACTCATGGTACGTCGTTGGAGATATTGCCTAATGCCTTCAATTCTGGGAATTCTTGCTAGTGCTGGTGGTTCTAAAAAGTTTGTTGCCATAGCAATGATTGATTCACCCTATATTGCTGCGTATGCATGGTTTAATGGATTTGGTACGAAGTTTTCAAATCCTGCTACCCTGCCAACTGGTGGCGGTAATGACATTGCAATAAATCCTGCTGGAAACGCTGTTGCTGTTGCACACGCTACAACTCCCTTTGTGACGGCTTATCCGTGGTCAAATGGTTTTGGTACAAAGTATGCAGATCCAGCAACACTTCCAACTGGAAATGGCACGGGTGTTTCATTCACGGTTTCCGATATTGCAATCTCACATCAAATAAGTCCTTACATAACTGCTTACCCTTGGTCTAATGGGTTTGGTTCTAAGTACGCAAATCCTGCAACACTTCCAACTGGTACTGGGCAGGGTCTTAGATTTAATTCTGCTGGTGATACCGTTGCAGTTGCTCATACAACGTCACCCTTTGTTTCAGTTTATCCTTGGTCTGCTGGGTTTGGTTCTAAGTACGCAAATCCTGCAACACTTCCAACCAATACTGCAACGGACGTTACCTTTAACCCAGCAGGCAATGTAATAGCACTTTCCTTAACCGCATCGCCCTTTGTATCTGCTTATCCTTGGTCTGCTGGTTTCGGTACAAAATATGCCGATCCTGCCACTTCACCCGGCGGAACCCAGGCACAAGCTGTTGCATTTAATCCAGCAGGAAATGCACTAGCAGTAACCAATGGAAGTTCACCTTTTATTCATGTTTATCCATTTTCAAGCGGGTTCGGTACAAAGTATTCAAATCCTGCAACTTTACCTCCGTCTTCTTCTAGAGGTGTAAATTGGAATAAAACTGGAGACACGATTGCAGTTACAAGCGGCACTTCACCATTTGTAACAGCCTATGCCTGGTCTAGTGGTTTTGGTTCTAAGTACGCAGATCCAGCAGTAGGCGTCGGTGCAAATGCTTATGCAGTTGCTTTCAATTAAGAAACTACAAACAAAGGGAATGAAATGACAGAAAATGTAGAACTAACGCCATTACAGGCACGTCAGTTAGAAGTAGATCAATACAGCCTGAACGTAACAAATTATCAGGCATTACTTGCTAACCTAGATGGTGACTGGGATGCTGACCTAATTCATCTTAAGGATCTTGAAATCCAAGAAGCAGCTCGCAAATGCCCTATGGATCGCTTAGAGCGCTTAGCGGTACTACAGCAATATGACCAGGTAACTAACCTTCTTAAGACTGAAATTGTCGAGCGAGCAAAGGCAACTGCCATTCTTGAAATGCTTTCAAACCAGAAATAATCGATGAAACCAAGACTCAGCAAATCAGCCATCCAATTAAGGGAACAAATCGATGATGCCTTCCCAGATAGAGATCGGACTGCGGATGGATGGATCGGCGATGCACGACATTCTGCGCGCAAGTCAGATCATAATCCTGATGAGCAAGGCTGGGTACGTGCCATCGACATCGATCGTGACTTATCCGGAAAACCAAAGCCCGACATCATGCCAGACCTTGCTGATCAGATTCGACTCTATGGCAAGTCTCATCCTAAACGAATTGCTTATGTCATATTCAATGGCAAAATCGCATCGAGCAAAAGAGCCTGGAAGTGGCGTGTTTACGATGGCATCAATCCGCACAATAAGCACGTCCATGTTTCATTTCAAAAAGCAGCTGACGAGGCTTCTGACTTCTTTCAAATCCCACTACTAGGAGGCAAACTATGAACATGAAGAATCCTTACATGCTAACTGCTGGAGCATTTTTAGCAGCTTGGGCAGGATCTAACTTCTCACTTGATTACAAGGCAATTATGTTTGCCATTCTCTCAGGCGTATTTGGATATGCCACTCCTAAGAAAAAGTGAGTGCAAATGATTGGGCAGGGTTCATCCTTGCCATTGTCTCGACGCTTGCTGTATTTGTTGGCGGTTTGCGTTATTTGGTTCGCGGTTGGTTGTGGACTCTTACGCCGAATGGTGGATCATCTCTCGCAGACCGATTGGCAAGAATAGAGACACGCCAAGAACAGATGATGGAACTTCTTAAGAAGTAAGGGACACTTATCCACATGGCAAGAAAACCGACTAGAGCGTTAGAAGAACAAGGATATTCAAAACTTGATGCTTACTGCATCGGGTTGCATGAGTATTACAAATCTTTGCGTAAGGCTGGTTTCAGCGAGGGCATTACTTTATTCATGATTACAGATGTTCAATCGTATCCAGGTTGGATATTGCCTGACCCTATCTTGCCAGAGAAGTTTGGCGACTACGAAGATGAGGATGACGATTAAGCGCATTGTCATAGTTTCGGACTTACAAGTCCCATATCATGACAGGGTTGCAACCCGTAACCTTGCAAGTTTTATCTCTAAGTTTAAGCCCGATCAAGTCGTAACTATTGGCGATGAGATTGACCTTCCTCAGATAAGCAAGTGGGAAGAAGGACGCATGGGCAGTTATGCTCAAACGCTCGATGATGATCGTAATGAAGCTGTGCAGCTTCTCTGGGACTTAGGCGTCACCGACTGCATTAGATCAAATCACACAGATCGTTTGTATAACATCATCATGGCTAAAGTCCCAGCCTTTGGTGCTTTGCCTGAATTACGCTTTGAGAAGTTTATGCGCTTCGATGAATTGGGCATTACATACCACAAGAACCCAATGCCCATTGCGCCTGGCTGGATTGCAGTTCATGGAGACCACACACCAATCAAACCACAGGGGGGCTTATCAGCCCTTGAAGCAGCCCGTAGGCATGGCAAGAACGTCATTTCGGGACATACTCACAGAGCAGGGCGTTCAGCCTTCTCAGAGGCTTCTGGAGGGCGTATTGGGCGTGTCTTGCATGGTGTTGAAGTAGGCAATTTGATGGACTTTAAACAAGCTGCATACACTAAGGGTGTGGCGAATTGGCAGCAAGCCTTTGCCATCATGTATGTGAACGGCAACAAAGTCCAGGTGGACATCATTAACATCGAGAAGGACGGCACATTTATTGTTGCTGGAAAGTCCTACGGCAGAGCCCGATAAATCGTTATCGTTTCGTTATCTAGCCAATCCAAGATTTGTCCCGTGGATGTGCAACACTAATCCTGTAACCAACAATGGTTGCAGAATCGGGAGTAAGTAAATGAGTTTCGAAACCCCAATGATCGTGTTATTACTAGCTGCTAATGCCCTTTGGTACTTAGTCGGTTGGGCAAAAGGCTTTAATGAAGGCAAGCGTGAAGGATTGGTCGTTGCAAAGTCATTCCAGCGTGTGAGTGAAAATGCGCGCTAATGACATCCTTGACGAAGCCAAAGACCTCATCCAAGACCGAGGCAAAGATTACGGCTTGGCAGCTCTCAATCACCTTCGAATCTCCAAGTATTGGTCAGCCTATCTTGAACGTGACATCGAGCCTCACGAAGTCGCAATCTGTATGGCACTTGTCAAAATCGCACGCTTACAAGAGACAAGCCTCCACGCAGACAGTTACAAAGACGGCGCAGCATACATTGCGCTCGCTGGACAGATTGCATCAACTGATTGGAGTGACCTTGACAGTTATTAAATCTGCTCCTGGCATTTGGTGTGATTACTGCAAAACCCGGTATGGAGTCAATAACTTACTCGGTCAAAAAGCAGCAAGTTATACAGTTGTGAGCAATCATCCCCGAAGTAATGGCGTACGCAGACACTATTGCAACGCATGCGCTATCGAAGTACAAACGTGGGCAGATGGATCGGTTTGGTCTTTGCCTGAACAAACAGACTACTTAATGGGACAGGATGAATTACCGAATGTTTAACTTAGCAAACTACGAGACAGTTGATGAGCGTTTAGAAAAGTTTTGGAAGGCTTATCCGGATGGTCGCATTGCGACAGAAATTGAGTTGATTACAGATGATCGATGCATTGTTAAAGCATACATATATAAAACTTTCCTTGATGGCGTTGCGTTTGCCACAGGGATCGCGGAGGAGAGAAGCACTGATCGCGGTGTTAATTCAACTAGTTTTGTGGAAAACTGCGAATCTTCGGCGATCGGCAGAGCGCTTCACACGGGCGGTATCTCGAAGCACTCAGATGGAAAGCCTCGACCTTCTAGAGAAGAAATGAGCAAGGTTGAAAGACTAAGCGCTAAGGACATAGCCAAGGCTAAAGAAGTGCCAAGTTTCAAAACTAAAGAGGAAGCACTAGCTGCTGATCCCTGGACTAATCAGCCAATCTATGGCGATGTAACACAACCGCCAGCAATTAGCGCAGCTGAGGCTATTGCCAATGTTCAGGACATCTTAGGCACTCAAAACCATGAGGAATGTGAACATGGTGAAATGAAATGGAAAGAGGGCGAAAAGAATGGGCGCGCTTGGGGCGGATTTTTCTGTCCAGGCGGGAACGTAGCGCCAGCACAAAACTGCCCTACTCGCTGGTACAACATGGCATCATCCGGCAAATGGGAGCGACAGAAACTAAGGAGCGTGTGATGGGATTTGTAGAAGTTAAGGTCAATGGTCAATGGATGAATCTTATGCATCTAACTTTAAGATGTCAGTTGTGCAATGAGGAAGTAATTCTTGCTCATGTGGCAAAAGTAGAGAACGCCGATGCGCCAGTCAATGCGACTTGGACGTGTAAGAAGTGCCATTCAATCAATGGCTAACCATCGAAAACATCGAGGTTATCGGACACAAAAGGTCATAGCCGATTACCTTAAAACATGGTTTCCGTATGCAGATACTGCAGGGGCTGGTAGGCAAGGAGAGGACATTCTCAATGTGCCTACTATCTCCATCGAGGTCAAAGCCAGAGCAGATTTTCAACCTTTGGCTTGGATCAAGCAAGCAGAGACAAATGCAGCTGGTAAATTGCCAATGGTAATCATGCGATGCAATGGTCAAGGGGAAGATGTTGGCGAATACCTGGCATTTGTAAAGGTCAAAGACATCATGCCGATATTGGCTGATCTATTGCCAACAAGTGAAATAACACGATGCACAAGCTGCGGGGCTTGGACATTTGAAGAAAGGAAGACTTGTTTATCATGCCAACATACGAGTACAAATGCGTAACATGCCAGATATCCATGGAAATGGAAAGGAGTATTCACGAAGAAGCAGATCCAATCTGTTGCAATGAGTCAATGCGCCGCGTTTATGGGACGTTTGGCATAACCTTCAAGGGAACAGGTTGGGGACATCAATGAGACGAAACACCGCTTTGAGCAGGACTTATGCGAATGGATTTGACATGAATGGTACGCTATCGACGCAGAACGCATCAGGCGTTCAGAGCGACCCGCTGAGGCGGGTAGGTCGCTCGGTGCTAGTGGCTATTGGGATATCTCTGTTTGCTGCTCCTAGTGCAGCTGCACCTGATGAAGTAAAACAATATGTTTCGGCTAAAGAATATGCAGCGCATCTATTACAAGACATAGAACAATATAAATGCCTAGCATCCTTATATGGTAAAGAATCAGCATGGAATGAAGCTGCTGTTAATGGATCACATTATGGAATACCACAAGGACGATCTATCTATCTAAAGACTGCTGATAAGTATGAGCAAGTAAGATGGGGATTAGGCTATATCGAGGTACGCTATGGCACACCATGTAAAGCATGGGAGTTCTTTCAAAGGAATAACTATCATTAAGAAGTCAGCATTAAGAGATGATGGTAGTACTGCGCTATGGCGTAGGATCAGGCAACGAGTACTCATAAGAGATCAACATACTTGTCAACGTTGTGGATTAGAAGCTACTCATGTCGATCACATCATACCTAGACGACTAGGAGGAGATGATGGCATGGATAATCTGCAAGC